CATCATAGGTGTGGTTGGTCATTATCATTGGAACTTTTGCCCTGCCAAGTTTCAATGTTAAAACTCTAAATGTTGATTTGACAATTTGTGATCTTGTCATATCTCTTGTTTCTTTTCCTTCTGCTGTATCTTCCATTTCTTTAGTTGTAGATAACATACCTAAACTATCTAATACTAACATTAAAGGTTTTCTTTTATCTTCTGGCTGTTCTAAATATTTGTCTAATACTTTTATTGATTGATTTCTAAATTCTTGTACTGTAGCCACTGGCACAATAACCATTCGTGTAGCATCAACGCCACGAGATACAATCATCTCTTTTGAAATGGCACTTTCTGATTCGAAATAAATTACACCGGCTTCTTTGTCTTTATCTAAAAAGTTTTTACAAATACCTAAAGCAAAAAATGTTTTACCTGTAGCTGCTTCACCAGCAATTGCTGTGATTTTATTTCCTGCTAGGCCACCAAAGATACTGCCTGATAATAATGCGTTAAATGAATATGAACCTGTGTCTATAAAATTTGTTACATCAGCACTATCAACACCGTCTGATACTAATGTTGCATATTCGTTGCCTACATCCTTAATTATGTCTTTTAAAAAATTGCTCATATTCTAAATTCTCCTTTTCACTAGATATTAATATGTATTTGATATTATCATTATATAACATTTCCTTTAAATTGTCAAGTTCTTTTGGACTAAAGTGAGGAGATATTAAATAAGGTGGGTTGTTGAGTCTGTTGATTATTACTATTTGCATAATTTTTCATTGTATCTTTCTTTAATCTTATAGGTTTCAATTCAGTTTCTCTATTAAGGAACTTATAGTCTAGTTTTACTACATCAAAATCAGATTGAAGTTTATCTGCTATCTTATAAGGGTCAAATTCTGAGCAGCTATAAACGTCAAACTGCATAATGGCCGGGTCGGTTTCGTCCCAAACGTGTATGGCTATATGACTTGTTTCAATAACGGCCACACCTGTGATACCACGGTTACCTGGTGTAGGACAATATTTAACATAAGGTCCCATTAAAACTTTCATATTGATAAAAGAAATAAACTCTTTCATCCACTCGGTAAGTTTTTGTTCGTCTTTAGGAGGATTTTTTACTTCAGCACGAATAATTAAGTGCTTGTGTATAAGTAAGTTATTTTTATCCATCTCTCTATTAGTTAAAATTTCTTCCACCATCACATCAAATATATAGTTTTATTTATACAAATACTTTCTCTAACGGATGATTTGTAGATTATTATTTTTGGTCCAGATTTCAAGTTCATTTCTTATTTTATTCTCCTTTTTTAATGTTTCATATCGTGTAATGGCTTTGTTTCTCCACCACTCTATGATATTGTTTAGTTCAAACCTATCGTAGGTTTCATCTTTAATTATTGTATTTGTTTTACCATTTACAATTTCTATAAAGTTCTTAATACCATAGTGGCTTATATAATATCTTTTCTGTTCTGTCAAGTCTTTTGCGTTGTTGATAACTTTATTAAAATCTTCTAATTCGTTTTTATAATCTTTTAAAGAACGTTTAATTAAACCTATAATTGCATTGGTTAATTTTAATTTTTTACTTGAAGCATCTTCTTTAACTAAGTCACCAACTATATTATCAACATAGTCTTTTAATTTTTCAAAAGGTAATCCGTGTAACATAGGTATAAAATCACTATCAGTTAGGCCTTTATATCTTACAAAAGGTTTCATACCATCATATTGACTTGATGATTTACTGTTACCATACAAACTTGTAGTTTCAAATAAACATAAATTCATATTGTATTTTTTATTCATAAGTTCTCTTACATAATGACTACAACAAATGGCCGCTAATAACTTACCACCTAGATAATTGTAACCAAAAGGTTGAGATGGTACTATAACAAATCCCATAATTGCCGTTTTGTTAAAATGACTTAAATCAGGTACATTACCTAATAGTTCATTTCTAGGTTTCATATTAATAACTGGCGAACTTAATCTAATAAACCCTACCCATTTATTTGTGGATGTTTCTTTTATTGCCAATTTTAAATTTTTACCAGGAATACTTACCATATTACTGTGGCTTGAAATCATATTAATACAGGTGTCCCAAGTTATATTATCAATTTCTAATACTTCTAGTTTCATATCTTTAGGCGACATTGTAAAATCAGAAAACAAATCATCTTCTAAACTCATACCAGGAAGGCCAGCAGGAATACTTTGTATAGAGGCAATCTTTTGATCTCTCATATATTCATCTATACGAGAAAAATTACCAAAATAATCTTTAAATATTTTAGCACAATGTAGTGCTTGTTCTTTTGTTAATGTTTTCATACTTGATTACCCCAACAATCCCATCCATCAAATTTTTGTCTAGCAAATAATTCTATTCTTGGTAAATCACCACAAAGTTCTACTATATCATTTCTAACTCTATCTGGCTTTCTACTGTGTTCACGTCTTTCAGCAACAACTAATCTATCTACATTAGCGCCTACTCTTTTTGGTTTACCTTTTGTTGCTAATATACATATTTCTGGATTAGCTCTTGTCCAATAACCAGGCCCTTTAAAATAATAATTTTTAATTCTATCTTTATTTGTTTTTGCCCATACAAAGCCTACTGTCTTATATTTAAATCCCCAACTTTCAACAACTGGTATTTGTTTATCTAATAATGGATCTGTACACCACATAAACAAAACACAATCATCAGCTGCTATATTTTTTACAGGTAAATTATGTATCTCTTTCATATTCATAGTTGGATAATGATTTAAAGGATTTGTTTGAGCTTTTTCATTATTCCAATTTTCGAAATGCCAAGGAGGGTCGGCGTAAATAATATTATATTTTTTATTAGGAAACGGTATCATCTATCAAAATATCCTTTTGTTAATAAAAAATAATATAAAATATCATAACATATAAAATTTAAAGCTGACTGTGTAATGTTAAAACTATATTTGTCAGGAAATAAAGATGGTATAAAAACTAAAGATATCCATAAGCAAATAAAGTAATGGCTTCTTTTATTTTCTGGTAAAGTATAGAATAACCAATTCATCATTGAAAAAATGATTCCAGATTTGCTTGCTTCTCTTGTTGCCAACCAATAGCCTGTAATACAAATCTCATAGGATCTAAAAATGTTTTTTCAAATTGTGTTTCGTAATCTATATACTGTTGTAATTTAAACTCTTTAGGTAAAGTAGTAATATAACTAATAACATCAAACTTAAATGGATTGGCGTCTACCAATTTAAGAAACTTAATCTTATCGCCTTCTTGTATAAAAGGATATTTGTTAGATAATTTAAATTGTTTGATTTGATGATTATATATTAGAGCACCTTTCACGTGTATTGGTGTGCCTTTAATAAAGATATTATTACTGTCTTTATACTTCTTCATATTATTGCAAGACCTAGGAAAAGATATTTCTTCAGCCGACATATTAAAAAACTCTTTTTTAAAGTCAGCAATAAACTTCTGTAATGTTTCTTCATCTTTGTTCATTATAATTTCTATGGCCTTTTTAATTCTACCTCTACATACTTTAGGTGTTGATGACTTAACGGCCTCAATACCCATAATCTTTAGTTTTGTTTCGGAAAGCCTTACACCTTCTTCATCTAATACGTTTAACATATATCTTTTCTTTGCAACCCATATACCTTTGTTTGCTATGACTTCTCGTTTCATCACCATACAATTTTTAAATGCGTTAGTATATTCTGCTAGTTCTTCAAAACATTTATTTAAAAATGGTTCTATTCTACTGTTTACCACTTTGTCTATAAAATTACATATTTGGTCATCTGTTTTATTCTTACAAGTATGTTCTACAAGTTTATCTAATGTAACATAGATTGAATCTGTATCTGAAGCCACGATATAATCTATCTTATCGTGTGTTTTTAATATATTATTTAAATATGTATTAACCTTTTCTTCTATAAAACGAATGATAAACTGGCCTGCCGTAGTGATTGCACTGGCCTGTCTTACGTCATAATATCTAAAGTATTGATTACCAACTGCACCATATGCGGAGTTTAATGCAATCTTTCTTGCCCACTGAATATTATGACAACGAGATATTTCTTTTATCAATTCAGGATTTTTAGTTCGTTCATATTCTTTTTTTGCTTTTAACATTCTATCTTTAAAAACCACACGCTCATTATACATTGTTTCCATCATCTCAGGTAAAAAACCTTGATTATCGGTTTTAAATAATGCACCATTAGGCGTTATACAAGCACCATCTGTTTTAAGATATGCAAGAGGTGTAGATTGATTTAACATTTTATTAACTGAAATACCTGATGGCTTTTCACCAATAATTTTTTCTGGCGATATATTATATTGTATAATGATATGTGGATATAGTGAGTTAATATCAAATGAAACAATCCACTTGTGCATACCAAGTTGTGGTTCTTTTACGTAAGCGCCTTCATACTTTTCATTTTTTATATTATCTTCTCTTGGCGGTACGCAAATATTTTTCTTCATTAAATGATTTGCTATTAATGTGTCCCATACTCGCACTTGTGAAAAGATGTCGCCGTAATTTACTTTAGATTCGTAGGCAACAGTTAATGATAAATCAATCAGTCCAAGTTTATCTTCTAAAGCATCAACAATTTCCACGTCTTGTATATTGTAATCAATAAATGATTGAAAGTCTTTTGTATACCAATCTTTAAATGTATCGTGTTTCATTTCATCTTTACCACGGCCAAGTTCTAATTCACCAATGAAATCTAATTTATAACTTTCTTGTCTAGTAGGAATAAACCATTGATATAAGTCTAAGTAATCTAAATTAGTAATACCTTTTATATCGTAAACTGTTTGAGGTCGACCTCTTACTAGTATTGTTTCTCTTTGAAACAATGCCCAAGGCGATATTTTATTTGCAACCTTATCACCTGCAATCAGTATAATTCTGTTCATTAAATAAGGTAAGTCAAAGAATTTAGTATTCCAACCTGTGATAACATCAGGATAGTTTTTCATCCAGAAGTTCATAAACTCAAACATTAATTGTTTTTCATCTTTACATTTAACGTAAGTAATATCTGGCCTGTCTGTTTTATAGTCGCCGATACCCCAAGTTATTATTTGTTTGTTACTTTGATTTTTGACTGTAATACAAAGTAATTGTTCTATAGGATTTTCTACATCAGGAAAGCCATTTTCGCAAGATGTTTCTATATCTAATGTAAATATTTTTATAAACTTCTTGTCCCAATTTATATCTTCAGGATGTTTTTTATTAATATATTGATAATGGTATCTCTCTAAACCATAGATAGGAGAATTTTCTGTTGCAACTTCTCGTCTGAATTTACGAGCATCATCAATTGTTTTAAATGTAATAGGTTTAAGAAATTGGCCTTGTAATGTTTTAAATTCGGTTTGTTGTTGTGTTAATGAATATAATGTAGGACTAAAATCTATTTTTTCTTTATATTCTTGGCCTTCGTGTACACCTCTTACAAGAAGTTTGCCTTTAAATTCAATAACTGATTTATAGAAATTCACTTAAATTACCTTCACTTTTATACATATTAACATTCTTCTTATTATATACCATTTCTTTAGATAAGTCAAATGGTATCTTATTCGTTTCTTTATATTCTGTTTCACCAGGTTTTTTTATATACCAAATCAAATCTTTATGTTTAGGATAATTTAACGACCATTGTACTGTTGATTTTTTTAAAAGCTTTCGGTCTTTTTTTGTCATAGGGTAAATATATCTAAACTGTTTACCTTTTACACGGCTTAATTTTAATTCTATCAACTGTTGTGGATTTGGTCTCATTCCATATTTTCTATTTTTAGTATTAGGTATATGACCTTGCATTGTTCTAGGATGTACCTTTTCTCCTTGTTCAGTAACATAAGTATCTGTTATAGAAAATCCACCATATAAAAAATTAGCAGATTGATATACATAACCAGGTTTACCGACTAGACCATCAGCCCAAGTAAAAAGATATTTAATCTTTGTATTTTCTTTTAACCATTTAATAGATAAAGAAAGTAATTGTGATTCTGAATTTTTAAGCATTTTATCATCCATACACATCTTACCTATTTCAAAATAATCTTTTGTATCTAATTGTGGAAATAACTTTTGTATAGTGTGTTTAGGTCTTGTACCCCAACCAAAGGTAATTACACCTACTAATTCATCTTTTATAAAACAACCTAGATAATATTTTGTAAGTTTAGGCATCACTGCTGAATAATGCCTTGATGCTACAAACTCAGCTGCCGTGTATTTGTTCAGTGGTTTTAGTATCATCATCTCTTAAATGTAAAATCAATCCATCAAGTTCTTTTGTTAAAAATATTTGACAACCCAATCTACTCACGCCTTCTTTATAACCTTTTTCGTATTCTAGTAACTCTAATTCTGCCATATTATCGTTTATTTTAGGCAGTTTATCAATCCATTTTTCATCTACATAGATATGACAAGTAGCACAAGCACAACATCCGTAACAATCTGCCGGTATTTCTGGTATGTAAACTGTACTATAATTTTTGGCCGCTTCCATTATTGTACGGCCAATAGGAACGTCAACTCTAATCTTAGAGCCGTTTCTTACAAAGTATATTGTAATCATCAATCAATAATAAGTTTAGGTTTTTTAACTTCTATAATTCCTGTACCTAAATGCTGATTGTATGAATTTCCTATTTCTATTTTTGGAGTTACCTCTGCTACGATATTGCTTTTTTTAATTGATACAGTATCTTCTTCAGCATAAGGCATATATGGTGTTAGTGCTAATGAAACAGGCCCACCTGGTTTTGATTGCATTGGTACAATCACAAATGGTTGTTTTATATCTGTTACTTCTGAA